ATTATCCTTTTCATCTTTAGTGAAAATTGATAAATTGGTATGTCCCTGCATTGAATCACTCATCTCATCTATTGGCAACCCACTATCGGATATTTTTCTATATCCCAAAAAATTTTTGTCTTTTTCTAGTTGCCATTTCCGAGTCCGATTTAAGACTTGCAGTTCTTCTTCTAAATTTATTAGATCATCAATTATTGATAGAGAAACGTCTGCATAATGAAACATGCTATCACTCATCTGTTCCCGTCACCGGATTATAATTCTTCGCATCTTCGAAGTATGATGTTACCTCATTAAAACCAAAATCATCATCTGCATCAGCACTGGTTGGATTTGGTGTAACAGTAAGTCTCTGCTGTCTTGTTGGTGATTGGTCAGGCAGATCGGTATATGCATCAACCTGTACCGTCTTGATAACCTTACTAGATGTAACAGGACCATAGAGATATAACTTACAAGTGAAATCCAGAGTATATATGATTGCCCGCCTTGTGGTGAAGTCGCCCTGATAATCATCTTCATAATTAATACTGTTTAGAATAACAGGGATATCTTTTTTAACATCCATATCGGCGTTATCATTCATCGTGATCGTGTAGTCTGGTTGAAAGTATGGTAAAATCTGTTCAACGATTTGTAGAGCATCATCTGATTGCTTTGCAAGAATATAAAGTTGAAAATTAATATTATAAGGAACAGGCATATATTGTGTGTCTAATTGTTTTGTTGTATCTATTCCGCCAGAAGTAGCGGTTTTAACTTTCTTGAACTTCTGAACACGATTTAGTTTTCGACCGGGATCATAGGAAAGTCCTGTGATTTCAAAACCAATACGAGGCAACGTAACCGCTGCAGCTTTACTCAGGTCTGCATCATCGTTCAATCGAACAAGAAACTTCTGCCTTGGCCCATATGCCAAAGGAACCTTCAAGGTCTGTTGAACCTTTCCAGTGTTGTCCTTACGAACTAACTGAATATTATTAAAAATTGTTCCGAAACCCACAACTATATTGCGAATTGTTTCATGGTAGAACTGCTGACCTAACATTAATTTGCACTCCCTGCATCACCAAATGGATTCGATTCACTAAAGTCCAGCACCGTATCATCTAATGTTTCAAACAACTCATTTTGAGCTGTCTTGTCTATAACTCCGTCACCTACTATATAGTCTTCTGATATAAGGAACTCATCGCCACCAGTTTCAAGTAAGATACTTTCACCATATGAAGCGGGGTCTGAACTAACTATTGTACTATCCAAAGTTACACTACCCAAATCTAGGGTATACGCAAAAATATCTAAAGTTGTTGGTTGCCCAACCATCGATGCATTTTCAAGTGTCAATTGATAATCAGAACTTGCAATTGATAAAGCATCTGATATTGCATCAATATCTGTGATACCTGTATCAAGTGCTTCTGAACCATAATCGAACAACCGACAACGCATCTTGTAAACTGGATTATTGTCCAACTGGTGGAAAGGATCATCGTGATCCACAAAGTTAATCTCAAACAATTTCTTTAGTGTTGGGTGATAAATCGCATCACCCTCAAGTGGCCGGTCAGCATCAGTTGCATCAGTCTCATTAACAATATAAAATATATCACCCTCTAGTTTAGAGGTAGAGAGTGTGCCGGCTTCTAATTGAATAGAGCCAGACGATGTTGAGTCTGTTGCTGCTTCAATTTGTAATTGTTTTGTCTTTTCTTGGAATCTTGTTTTGCTTACAACAAATGTTGCTTCACTAAGGTTCTGCAAACCAAACTGAGACATAATCTCACGTTCTCCTGCAAACCCACCCCCGGAATCTTCCATATACATTTCGATAAGAGATTGGGTGTTAAACTTAGATAGTGCGTCTTCACCAAGAACATTGTCTTCTGCAACTAGTGTGCGGTCAAGATAATATACATCATGGCCATGAATCTGAATTGCTTCTGCAACTAAGTCAGCATACAATGACTGTTCCGTTGCAATCGCAGATACATTACTTGTATGAAAATGTTTATTAACGGCCATGAATTATCCTCTTATAAAAGTATGTCTTTTAGCCTATCATGCAATTAACTGGCAACTCAAAGGTAAGTTGGATTTGTTCTTCTAACTTATTAATCTCTTCCTGTGCCTGTGAATAGATAGTTTCGCCATTCATAGTAACACCACCAAGCATTGCAACACCACTAAACTTGGATAGGTTTGCACCCCACTGTTGTTTAATTAGGGCAGTTGCATATCTCTTGAGGAAGATATCATCATAGATATCTGTATATGTTGTTGGGTCTATTTTGCGATAACACTCTGCAATGATATAGTCTTGTCCAGCAACAAAGTCATTTGTCCAATCGCCATCAATATAAAGACGATTTTGATGTTGGTTAAATCGAATTGGTGTTTCACCAACAAGGATGTGTTCCAGAAGGTCAAGGTTATCCATAGCCATCTGATACTGAATGACAGAAGTAGAAGATAGATCATATAAGTCATTGAGACGTAATTGATACTTAATATCAAACATGTTAGCACCACCACCTATACCTGTGAATGGCCAAACCTGTATCACAGATACAACAGCAGAAGGCATTGGAATAAAATTACTACCCTCTAGAAATGTATCAGTAATAGTGCTGTCTGCGGTATCTGTTCCCGTTGAGGTTATATTTGCGGTTCCCCTTGCAACATCTGCTGCGGTAATTAGATGTTTAAGATACATTTTCTCAATACCATCATAGTGATATTGTGCAAAATATTGAAGAGCTTCATCAATACGGTCATCCGCCTGATCATCTGATATGTTAATATCAATGACCCCAGAACCTAATGCTCTTAGGCAATAATCTTTGAATGTTGATTTACTTGTGGGTATGGCCATGAAGATATCCTTTTTTATATATTTATAAGAATTCTTTTATTGCGATAATGGATATCATAGTGATAGATTAATTATGAGGTTTAGGGGGTAATGTTTGGTAATTGGACAGTTTTGGTTTCCAAACCGGAAATTTCTGGTCTGCATAAGCATCATGCCTCGTTTCTGGAATACTCTCTTCTGTATAATATTTTCCGTATTTCCCCTCTTTCATAATAAGGTCATCAAGTTCTTCTGCACTAAATCCTTCATTTTTCTTTTTATTATACCATTCTCGACATTTACATTTAGCACACTTTCCACATGGACAATGAGAAACCAACTTTTGTAGTTCTTGTGGTAACAACTCCCATGTCTGCCACCTTCCCATATGTTTATTTTTGTAATTCATCAATGGCCATTCGATAGGAATATCTGTGTAATCTCTAACTATAGAATAATCTATTCTAGAATATGAATTTCCTCTCATGTAATAATTTTCAACTGGTTCTAAACTTTTAAAATACCAATTTGAGGGACTCCAGTTGTATGTATTATAACCTATGCATATTAAATCTACATTATACATTTCTGATAACAAAGCAACATTATACCATTTTGATCTTATAGTTTCTAACATAGCATCACCAGCACGATCTTCAATCTCTGAAAAATCAAAATCAAAATCACGAACATTTTCTTTCAACCAATTACAAACAATAGGATACTGTGCTAAATCCTGATCAGATGCATCAAGTGTAAGTATCCGTGATATCACATCATCCGTAGTTTCAGTAAGGAGTTTATACAACATAGACACACTATCTGAAGAAGAGCTTGTTGCAGCAAAAATTTTCATAATTTATTCTGAATAATCTTCCCACTCGATTTTGTTGATCCGTTTTTGCCTACTAATTAGAGTATCATCTGCATCATAAATGTACCTTATAACTGTGATATTATTATCTTCATTGTATGTGCCCTCAGCAAGTCTGTCGTCAGTATAAGCACTATTTTCACTTCGTATCTCGTCAGCATTACCCACGGATGATTTATATGTATCTAAATTATCCCATACACGAGTACTGATGAGAGTAAGATTGCCAGCGCCTTCAACCAGCGCTGTCCCACTTCTGCCCATACTGAAAGTTCCTGAGCCAGTATCAATAGTTATGGGTGTGATTATTCTGCCGTTGCTATCACGGTTATACCAATTCACGGCGCCATCAAGTCTAGTTCGTTTAATTACCACTTTTATTGGCATTTAATTTCTCCTACCATTTATAATCTATTTATATGTTTAATTGGTGGGACATTTAAGTCATAGCATTTAAGTTGATCCAGTTTTCATCACAGGCCACTTCTTGATTAAGTAATGCATCTGGTATTGGATTCATTATTTTTTCGAAGTCGGCACGGTTATCCAAAAGTTCCCTATAAGTAAAGTTATTAAACGATGCATCTACCATAGAAGGTACTTTACCACTTTCTATTGTTTCTTTAATGATTTCTGGGTTGTTAACTTCTATATCATCTGAAAACTTAGTTGGCCCAGACGATTCTTTTAACTTATAATCCCGATAATCAGCATCACCAGTAAAATTGTATATCATATCTTTGATAACATATTTATAAGATTCTTTTGTGTCTTTGACTTTAAGATCATGATTAACCATAGACCATAATTGAAAATCTGTTGAATTATAGAAATTATAAAGAGACAAATGTTTTTCAGCGGTTATGGTTGAATTTAAACTGTTTGGCCTCATTTCAACAGCTTGCCATTTGATAGCAAAATTTACCCACCAGTAAAAATCAAAAGCCGTTTTAATTTCAAATGGAGATTTATCTAAAAATGATTGGACATTATTACGAATGTGATTACGCACACTTTGTTTTTCAAACATTGATCTTATTTGATCGACAGCCTCATGAGGCGCCCGTTCATAAAACAGTGATGGTTGATCAAAAATATCAATCCACGGCAAATCTTTAAATTTGAAGTTATCAAGGATGGCAGAGTTAGTAAAAAGTTGATCGCCATTCTGTCCAGTTACTAATATTTCATTTGGATTCCGTTCATACCTCCAAATATGTTGATCAAGAATTTTATACTTTAATTTTCCTTTAATATGATTTTCAAAAAACCACGGATATTCTATCAAAGAACGAGGTTCAAATAATACCGTAATTTGTTTCGGTAATGCTATTTGCATAAGAGTTGTAAGTACCCCAGTAGAATCTATACCACCTGACCACATAATAGATATGGGTTTATTAAGATCAACTATTTCTTGAGCACGTTCAAAACAGATATCTTTAAATGATTTTGTGAATATTGGGGGTATTTTTGGTATAGATGTAAGAACACGATATTTGAATCGATTGGATATGGTTCCAGTTCGATCTACGCCGGTACACCTTCCACAAAATAACATTTCACCCAGTAAATCACATATAGTTAAATATGAAGAGTCTTCATCGTCCCTAAAAGGGAAGTTTCGGTCTGCCGGATGCAACTGGGAGGCTACATATTTAGTACAATAAATGATTTCATCATCTAAAATCATTTTTCACCACCTAAGATAGTTCTGTTTAGCATTGGATGTACCTCATCAGTTGGACCCCAATCAGAGTCGGTTTGATTATATGCATAACTTTATTTATATGGTATTTCAACCACAAATGTTCACTGTCATTATGACGTGTACAAACAACCTTCAAATCATTTAAAACTTTCATAATCTTCCCACTCATGAGGCTTGTTTCTATGGTTTGTAAAATGCACAAACTTTATATCAGGATGAAACTCTCCCCCCATATATATCCAATCGTTACCAGTTGCCTTTCGATATCGTTCAGTCATTTTCCATTGCCAAGTTTTGTTGTTTCTATAGTCTATAACCTTACCATCAGCAACCCATCTTGCAAACCACTCTTTAGGTAGTGTAATCAATTCTAATCTTTCATTCACACTGTCCTCCACAAAGTATTGTTCACCATTAACAGGTCCAGTGGTCTGACCATTCTTAATATAGAACTGTTGCCAATGATGAATATCTTTCATGAACTTGTCATAGATATATTTACATTCCTTCGGATAGTATTTGAAGAACCCACCATTAATCTCATAAGTGTCGGAATCATTTCTCCACCATCCCGGCATTGCTAAAAACTGACCCGGTTTTATGGGGTAGTCAAATACTTTTTTATAATCACCCACAAGTAAAATATCAATATCTATTACACAGATTGGTTCATCAGTATCTAACTGCATACCCAACATTTTATTCCACTGAAGAGTAACCCTTGGATGATACGGTTCATTTATCCAAATAATATTATACTCAGAAAGTTTTTCTTCTAAGTAAACCTCATATTCTGGACCATACTTATCACCAATACGAACTGCTACGATATCCATCTGTTATCCCTTTGTTTAGTCGGAGTCCACCCTCGTAAATAAGCCCCATCTGCGTGTTTTAAAACATCCAATAAGTTATTATACGCATTGACCAATTCATCTAGAGTATAATATGCGTGTGACATGTGATAACTGAAGATATTAGTTGCGTCAAAAAATATAGTTTTACCTTTAATTTTTTTCAAGAGTCTGTCATAATTTGGTGATATCAAGTCCATCAACCAGTATTCAATGTCATAATCATTGTGCATTTTTTGTTCTAATTTTCTCAAATCTTCAAATGCAGGCATATCTCGCTTTGCATTTTTAGATGAAATAGAATCAGGCATTACCATATTGTGAGTAAGTCTTTTACTGTAATAATAAATTTCTTCTAAAGACATATTCATTTCTACAATCATTTGTTTTATGTCTAAATTTTCTTGACAGTAATCGAACAACACAACCTCACCGTCAAACTCTAATTGGTTCGCAAGTAATGCAGCACGATAACCAGCTGTAGTGGAAAATATAATATCAAATTTTTCAGTGGGAAGTTTTCCCACACTTTCTGTATTCTCTATATAAAACTGTTTTCGTATTCTTGTCATAAATCTACTAAAATAATAATCGTTCATATCTACATTGTCAAGGTCTTTCCAAGATTCAGTTTGATGATCTCTATAGTATGAAAAAGATTTTCTTGATCTTTCATCTTTCGTAAAATTTATGACAGTAGGCATTCCTTCTAGTTCTATCCACGGCGGAGTATAGTCATCATGAAAATTGTCGGGGGATCGTTTAATAACATCATACCTCTCAGACATATCAGGAGAACCGATATTTTTCCATATTGTCAAATTCAAATTCATATGTTGGTGGTGAAAATATGCTCTACGGTTTGGTCTTGCCATTATGTGAGCTTTACAAAACTGACTGCTTTCCACAAAATCATAAAAGTCTGTTATTGCAGTAACCCGTTTATCACCACCGGACACCATATCGAATACCATACCAACTGATACAATCATAGCATGAGTGTGATCACATTTTAAAAGAATATTATGAACTTCGTTTCTATAACAAAACCGAACATCATGCCCGGTTGATGCTCCAGTAGCACCCCCTGTCACCATAAATGTTGTAGTTTGAGTTTGTTTCTCTATTCCAAAATCCCATTTTAGTTTGTCAGGATAAACTACCAAAAACAACATATGCTTAAAGTCTTTTTTAATTTTTACATTTTTTGTTTCATTCTCCCATAATGAAACAAATTCATCAAACCCCAACATCAAATTTCCCCTATCTCTCTCAACACATCTTTACCAAATTGTTTGACCAACGACCTCTTCATAAGTTCTTCACGTTCCTTATTGAAACCTCCATGCATAATGAAGTGGAACCTATTCTCGTTTGAGCTATTTAAGGCTTCGTGATCTACGCCATTGTCAAACCAAAACCCTGTACAGTTTTCAAAGGGCAACTCTTCCTTTGTGTCTGCACGTCTAAGATAACAATTTTCTGGTTGATAGAAGGCAAGATTGATTGCACCAGCAATGTTTCTTGTTCTACCTTCTCTGTCTCTTTTCTCGTTTGAATCGTTGTGTCTGTCAATTTTTCCATTCGGCTCCAATAACATAAATCGCAAACGTCGATAATTTTTGTGTGGAAAATCCTCTAACCATCGTTTAGTCTCTGGGGCAACTTCTGCAATCTCTGTCCACCCCCAATCAACATTATCCTCAGACATACCATGCCCGGATGGGTTTTTTGTATGATGCCATCCTAGTGATGGGTCGGAACCTTTCTCTACAAAACTGTGTATGGCCGCAGAACACCAACCATCGCCGTCACCATATCGATGATCAACAAAGAAACCCTCATCGTAGACAGCCTGTGCTTCCTTCAAGCAAATTTCTGGAATCTCTATATCAATCTTTAGATACCAGACATCATGATCTCTACACCAATTTGTAATCTGTTTGTGACTCATTTTCCTATCACCATAAATCTTTTCATACCACTATCCAAAATCTTTGTTCCACTATACATGATATCAGTTAGTTCTGCCTGTTGAGCAAGTTCTTCTGGCCCATCAACGCAATTGATATGGTCATCATATTTATCTTCATTTGTGGATTGTAAAACATAAATTGGATTTTCACTTAATTTCGTATTAAGTTCACGGAATCTACGCATGTGAAACATGTGTTCGCATGATGTATTGATAAGAAGATCAAAGTCTCCATATTTTTCTTCCTTTCTCCATATTTCTTTAAACATAATATCAGTTATATGACACTCATATTTTTTCTGTTCCTTATATCTTTTATTAAACTTATAAGATATTTCCTTAACGTCTTGATCAATCTCAAAATTCCAAATAAAATTTACGTTCATTTTTTCTATCAATAATGGAGTAAGAAAATTACTATACCACCCAGCCAGTATACCAACCACCTTGGGTTCAATCTTTAATGCCTGCAATTCTTCTATTACCCACAACTTACTTTCTAACTGTGCGACTGTTGTTGCAGCTGCAATAGAACGACTGTTGTGTAAAAAGTTTCTTTCTGTATCTACAAATGCTTGTTTCCAATCTTTTGCTGCTCGCAAATTGTTGCAAGGCAAATAACTAAAAAACATCGCAGTAGCAACAAGAGATTCGGGTGATACATCTACCATAGTTCTTTTATCTCATCAGTATTAACACCCTCAGTTTGAGAGCTATTATTAAACAAACAAATTTTGTGGTCTTCTCTTATTTTATTTTTCTCCATATCATCAGGAAAAATATTCCCCTTGTACCATGAATAAACATCTCCTTTAGGAAATCCCCGTAGAAACCCGTCATCCTCTTTCCAAGGATTATACCAGTGGTGGGCAAAGTAGTTATCTAGACTTGGTGATGTGAAGAAAACAACTTCTGCATTATCCACAACGTGGTTCCATACAGGCATCAGCTGACCCTTCTTCCATACTATGACTGATGAATTGAGTGGAGTTGATTTATGCTTTGCATAGTTTTGTTTAACAGTATGAATATCATTCCACCACCCACGAACAATCCACGGCTTATCGTTAGGTAAATCAAAGAAATACTTTAGGTCTTGATGAATTATAACGTCAAGATCAAGGAACAGAAATTTAGAGTTGTCGGGAAAATATCGATTGTCGCCGGATATTTGTCCATGACGAAACATATAACATTTTCGATATGCCCAGAAGAAACCACGTTCCTCATCATAGAACTTATCTAGTGTAGTTGGAATTGGAATGTGCCAGTCTTTTTCTGGCTTGTCGGTAAAACACCAGAACTTAAAGGGAACAGAACAGTTTGCCTCGCACTGTTC